CTACTGTATCGTCATAGATGAAATAGAATGCGTAAACAATGGCTTATATTGATTTTCCACCGCAGCGGGCACTGTAAAAACAAGGCTGTACATAGTATTATTTCCCAGCACGATGTACTGTTCTTGATAATAATCAGTCCCTGCTCTGTTAATCGTATAATAAAAATAAATAGCTTTATGACTTGCTATTGTTGCAATCCCGGAATTTTCCATCGTCGCTCCCTGCGATTTTAAACGCTGTTCCAATGTCGGAAGCGCTGCCTGCAGTTGTTCTTCCTGCTCTGCCACCGTCGTCCCGTTACGAATTTGATTGACTCTAACAGTCATAAGCACTCCTGTTTTCTGGTCTCCTGCTGTTAATTGCGTCATACCTGATTCTGTCTGTAAATATTGAAATTCCGCCGGAACATCGATGTTAAAACCACTGCTTTCACTATGGTAAGATTGGTATTCCGTTGCAAAAGCCGTCGAAAAAGCTAAACAAAAAAAACTAGCCGCCATTATAAAAATTTGCTTCATCCGATCAAACTCCCCTTCAAATTTTTACTTCATTATAAAATATCAGAATATTAGAAAACAAAGTAATATTAAGTAAATAGTAGCATAAAATATACGGGTTTAGCAAATTTTTACATGCGATAATTAAACTAAGGAAGAGCAAAAAAGAAGCAGAATTTTGACGAATTTTTGACGACAAAAAAAAAGGTTCCACAACAAGAACCTTTTTTTATGCAGTCTATATTCTCTTCTTAGCAATATTATGGTATATTTCAGTCTTTTCAAATCCGATGTATTGCCGGTTATGCTTCTTGGCTGCTACACACGTCGTGCCGCTACCGGCAAATGGATCTAAAATTATGGACCCTTCCGGAACAATTTGTACCAGTTCTTCCATGAGTGGCGTCGGCTTTCCGGTCAAGTGAAATTTATCCTTCTGTTTTACCGGGAAATCAAAACAACCGGGATACGGTCCTGCATGATGAGCTTTGGGACACTTCCCATTCGTGCCCCACACGATATATTCACATTGATGCCTAAAATAGCCCTTATGTGGTGCTCTCGCTCCCAATCCTTTATTCCATGCTACAACACCACGCCATATCAATCCCCCCATTTGCAACGCATCTGAAGCCGTCGGCATCTGTCGCCAATCAGTAAACATAAGAAAATACCCACCCGGTTTAAGAATTCGCTGACAATCAGTAATCCACATCGTGCACCAATGCAACCATGCTCTTTGATCCATAGTATCTCCTGCAAAATCCGGCCGATGGACAATTTTATTATCTGATTGCTCATACTTGCTGGATGGAGTTTGTGCTCGTGCATTTGCTGTTTGGCCACCGCTGCAATACGGTGGATCTGTAATAACCGCATCTACGGAATTATCTTCAAGCTGCTGCAGTAATTCGATAGAATCACCGCACGTAATTTGATTTAAAAACTTTTCGTTCGTTTACAACACCTCGTAATAATAGATTTTGACTAGTCTACTGGTATTGTAGCACGACGGTAGCAGGAAGGCAAACATTTGTTCTGCTCTTGAATTTTTTAATATTTCGATTAAACCTAACTCCCCTATAAAAACGATATTTTTTTTACAACGCTTTTTCATAATTCATAACTAAAAATATAGTAAATTAAGATATAGAGAGCTAACAAACTATACATAGTATCATTCTGCAATAACTTCTTGTATAATCTGTTTAACTTTTTTATTTTCCAGCTGTGTATGAAATGATACTTTGTACCCATCAAGGGTAAGTTGATTGAAGAATTTTTCAGCACATTTTATTTTTACCTTTTCTGTATCTCTAAGGGTTGCGTTGTTTTTAACTAGTTTTGTTTCTACAACGATATTTAATTCTTTAGTACCATCTGTTTTTTTTACAACATACATAAAATCCGGACTGTAATTTTCACCTACTATAGTAGGAATAGCAATACTGGAACGAGGAATTTTCCCATATACAACCACCTCCGAAATATCAGTCATAATATTGTCTTTTTCTAGCGGAGAATCAAATGCTATTTTATCATATAAATATTTATCAGAAGGTGTGCCTTCTACAAACATTGTTCCTACATTTCCCTGTTTGATTATCTCTCTAGGAGTTCCATTCTTATAGGTTAATGCGGTTTCCGTAACTGGTTGATTTGAACGAGAATATTTAAATCGTGTCTGCAGCTGTTCAATTCTCCAATCAGAAAAAGCCGATACAATATTTGCCACAGAATATTCATTAATAAACTCTTCAGGGATACCATTCTCTTTTTCTTTTGCAAGTTCACACATAGCCGCATGAATCTCAAGAATTGGTATACTAGTCTGTTGACTAATACGTTTAAGAAATTCGTTATATGGTATAGGACGCTTTATCGAATAGGAAACACCTGAGTTTTTTCTAATCATCATAGCTTTCCCATCATTCACCACTTCATCTCTGTGGCTATACAATGTTACATTACCGAAAATATCATTTTTCCTTAAAATATCGTGTAATAACTGTGGTATTGCATTTGTCAAATCTCTATCAAAAAATAAATAGTATTTATGATTGATGTTTTCCCACAATGTTTTTAATTCTGTGTATACTGCTTTTCTAACATGAATTTCTCCTTTTTTATTCTTGTTTACATCTGTGACTTTATTGCTACTAACTCCACTTGCAAATTCTGGATAATCAGCATAAAAAGCGTCTCTCTTGTCCGGAATAATTTCCTTGTTCATATTGATATAACCCTTGGCACCCAACTCAAAAAACAACGTATTATAGTCAATTTTCCGTTGCTCCGCTACTTCCTTAAGCCGCTCTTCAGAAATAGTCAATTTTTCAGGCAATTCACCATTTATTTCATCAACTAATTTTTGAGCAAAGTCCGCCTCAGTAAAATCAACAATATAATTCAACTTAAACTCTTCGTTGGAAATTCTATTACCATTCTCATCAACAGGAAGACGCAACCCACGACCAACTTCTTGTAACTTGCTATTCTCACTACCACTTGAACGCAGTTTTGCTATTGTAAACACATTAGGATTGTCCCAACCTTCTTTAAGAGTCCATTTTGAAAAAAGAAATCGTCTGGTATTAAATGAACCATCTTCTCTACGAAGGGAAATAAGTTCTTTCTTATTGTGAAGAATATCAGCCACTTCAGAAGCAATTGCTTCATCTGAATCACTGTTATCCTGTGCAAAGTAGCCCGCATGACAAGCTGCAATATCAGCCTTACTTGCTTCAAGATAATCACGATATTCTTGCTCATTGTTTGTCAATTTAGATATTAAATCATTAATCTTCTCAAGAAGTAATCTTTCGAACATCTCTTTTAAATAAGGTTTTTTTTCATCATCAGAGTCTCGGTATGATGAGATATCGTCAATAAAGAATAATGCCAATGTTTTTATTTTGAACTGTCTGCCAGAAAAATTCTGGCGTTCTGTTTTAAAGTGCCTTTCGATAGCCAATTTTAGCATCTGTTCTTGATAAGAAGATGAATATATATCTGTATTAAATTCCTCACTTTTATACTTAATTTGCCCATTAGTAAGTTCAATAAAATTTTTACCAATAGCAGATATTGTAATTCCTTCAAAAGCAGCATCAATTATAGACAACGAATCTCCTGATGTGAGTATATATGTTTTTGTATCTTCACCACGTCTCTTGAACTGAAAAGTTGCAGAAGTCTTTGATTCTACAGATAGAAGTTTTACCTTTTCTTCCTTTTGGGATAGTGGTTCAAAATGTTCCTTTGCCACCCCCTTAATCAGATTATGATTAAAAGAATCACAAGCATTTAATTCGTACACAAGGTTATTGAAATCCTTAAAAGTAGCCTTGTTTCTGCCTTTCCCTACAGTAGTATCCGGGAACGTTGCTCCATAGCGAATAATCAGCTGTGGACATAATTCTTCGACAATTGCTTTATAGGCTCTTTGATCTCGTGCAAAGCGGTGTGGTTCATCAATTATGACAATAGGTTTAGTGGCTTTTAGAGCATTAAATGGTCTATAGAAGCCTTCAACTAAATAATCGTAGTCTGATCGAGTAAGGATATTACTATTAGTTAGTAATTGCATATTCACTAGCAAGACATAAATCTTATTAGAATTTTGGCATGAGCCTGTTACATAATCACATACGGCAGGTGGCATAGCTAAAAATCCTTTTTTCTTTTTCTTTGGACTCTCCAAAACACCCAATTCAATATCACAATTGTATCCACAAGTATCAGAAAAATGATGTTTTACATAGCTATCACCAATAAACTGTGCCGTTCCTTCTTTTATAGGGAGAGATGGAACAGCAATAATAAATTTGTTAAAGCCAAACTTCTTATGCATCTCATAGATAGTCTGTGTATAAACATAGGTTTTACCTGTTCCAGTTTCCATTTTGATATCAAGGTTAAGATAATTTCCCTCATCACGGCAGCCACAGTAATCAGTGCGTATATTTTTCTGAACCTCTTCTAAATTATGAATAAGACATTGTTCTTCTCTATCAAATAAAGGATTCTCGTATGCAAAATGTGGTTTAATCATTGTAATCCCATCAAGTGCAGATGTAATAGCATCAACAGCTTTTTGCTGATGTTCTAATTGTCGTTCAAGTATTAGTTCCAAAATCTGCATCCCCTTAGTATCTAGTATCGATATTTATTTTCAAGTTCTTCTCAGAATCCCGTAAAATTTTCACATTTGTCTTCAAGTTTTCCATTTCAACATAATTAAAACTATATCCAAATAACACCATATTTTGTGGGTTGAAACTACCATCAGTATTGTATTTTTCAATAACCGACTTAATTGCTTCTTCAGTAAGACCCGGCTTGATAAAATATAGGTGGTTTTCACACCAATATGCTGTATATCCTGCAAAGTCAATCATTTTACAGTTGTTTACAAACCCATAATTATCGTGTACTAGCCATGTTGTGAGAACCGTAGCAGTGCCAAATTCATCATATATAGATGTATCAGTGATAAAACCACTATTATCAAACTTCTCAATTTTATCAAGAGTCGTTTGACTTACTTCGTGTAATGTGTAATGTTTGAAACCAAGGTCAGCAGTTGTGTCCGGATTTTCTTCATGAATTTTCTTTGATGCACGAATAAGCCTTTCAATGCCTAGATAGTCTAATGTATGTGGACGATTATTCTTCTCTAAAAATTTTATAAGTTTTTTTGCGTTTGTTTTATCGTCTCCAGTTGATGTTTCATACTTGATATCCAAGTTTTCTGGTAATTGAATAGAAATTGTTCTAACTTTTTTACCTAAGGTATTTAATCTCATTGTGGCTTCAGCAGTTGTTGCGGAGCCAGAGAAGAAATCTACAACTGTCAATTCGTCTTTTTGTAAACAAGATAAAAGTTTCATTATCAGCAATACAGGTTTTGGGTAACTCATTAATGACTGTTCTCCAAACAAAAGCCGCTGCTCTTCATCGGCATCTTCATTAGAACCCCATCCATTTTTTTGTAGATTTGTATTATCTACTGCGTAAGAATACCCTGATGTATCATTATCGCCAACACGTAATAACAAATCCTTTAGACCTTTATATCTTGGTTCTTTTACAATTCTTCTCAAATATAAATCCCGAGTAATGTATAATTCTTTATTTTTTGCATACTCAGTCATTGCATCTTGCCCGTATCGCCAGTTTCCTTCAATTTTTAGTTCTTGTGCTAATACACCGTTTTTAATTATCAAATCAGACTTAAGTAGAAGACTCATTGTCGTATCAGATATAATATTGCCAGCATTCATTTTATAATTTGGCTCTCGATATCTGCTTTCTATCCCTGCCCGAATAATCCGAACATCTCTGCCATTTGAAGCATTAACACAAGGATATGTTTCTTCCTTACTATTAATCTCACCAATTAAACCATCAAATTTTTCTTTTCGCTTGGCATAAACCAAAACATATTCTTTAATATTTGTAACACTATTAGCTAAGTAACTACCTTTCTTTTTCTTCTCCCAAACCAACTGTGCTACAAAGTTTGTTTCACTAAAAATATCATCACCTAAAAGCTTTAAATTACCTTGTTCATTATCATCTATCGAAATAAATATCACACCGTCTATATCCAACAAATCTTTAGCCAATTGTAATCGAGGATACATAAACATAAGCCAAGCAGAATGAGATGCACTTCCTCTGTTGGTTAAGTCAAGAATACGCTGGGCCTGTTCTTTGTCAATGCTCAATTTTTCAACCAAGTCATCAATTGTGAAATTGAACTTATCATTATAAACAAACCCATCAGAACCTGTGTTGTATGGAGGGTCTATGTAGATGCATTTAATATGTCCAGCATAGGATTTTAATAAATGTTTTAAACCATCAAGGTTATCTCCACTAATATACACATTCTCGCTGTCTATATTTTCAGGAAGTGAGTTGTGTGCTTCGTCTGGAATAATGACAGTTTCGGTATCAAGAGAAGCAAGCATTTTAGCATAGTTTTTTCCCAAAAACTTCAATTCATAACCTTCATGTGAAATATCAATTTTATCTTTTAAAAATTCAGAAAAACGATACATATCAAAAGAACCATCTGCTTTAAAGCATGATGGAAAATATTCTTTTAATACCGTCATTTCTTTACTGTTTGGGAGTACAGCTTCATTTGCTTCAATAATATCTTTTATCATTTTAAATCCTCCGATTTGCGTTTTAACAAACAGGCCCCTACAGCAAACACAAATACCGATAACGAACCCTTAACCATAAAAGAAACGATTTTCATTACTTTATCAATACGCACTAATTTTTACATTTACATTACTTTTTATATTGTTTATTACAGTTTAACACATTGATTCAAATTAATGCAAAAAAACGCCGAACTACTCATCTACTGAGCAGTCCGGCAGTTTACTATCTCACATTTTATTTCTTTACCAAGTCCACTAATCCACTCTGAATACTTGCCACAATGGAAGTTACAGCATTATTAATAGCTGTAATATACAACCGGTTACGGATCTTCACCCATACACTAGAAGTTGTATTGATTTCCGCTTCCAACGGATCCGTGATAGTTTTAATCTGCGCCTGTACCAACGGTGTCAATTCGTCCACACTCAAACTACCCAATAAAGATGTTGCCTGGTCTTTAGCTAAAGATGTTACTTCTGTTACTACGGTGTTTAAAATTTCTTCTTTTGTCATAATTAATTTCTCCTTTTATATACACTAAAATTCATAAAATAGTTACAAAACATGTTTGGCCAAACTCATTTCTGATACTTTTATACACTAGGTTGCATTACAGCGTACCTTCGTAATCCGTAATGCCACGGGCAATAGCACGGGCAAAGTCGTCTTCACTGTCAATCAACAGCTGTGCATCGGCCTTATTGTCGATAAAGGCCATTTCAACAAGGCAGGACGGCATATTGGTATGTTTTAAAACGATAAGCCCTGGCATTTCCTTCACGCCGCGATCAACGGTACCAATGCTGTTGATGATCTGAGACTGAATGCATTGTGCCAATTGCCCTCCAGAGTCATTACTGTCATAGCATTCGACTTCCGTTCCCCGTGCCTGTGTATTAGCAGCATTACAATGAATACTGATAAATATGTCTGCCGGCCAATCATTTGCCGCTACACATACAGCCACAGGACGATCATTATATTGACTATCAAAATATAAATTATCGCTCTGCAGCAATTGCACTTCACAGCCAGCTGCTTCCAAATAATTTTTTACGCGATTCCCCACTCTAGCAACAACATCACATTCTTTCAAGCCGGAATTCGGATTTACGGCCCCGCTGTCATAATTTTGGTCATGCCCTGGATTAATAAACACCTTCATTATTTTTGTTCCTCCTTCTTTTGACTAGCGGTCGATTTAACACTGCCGCCGATATATCCCAAGAGCCCACTAGCAATAGACATAGCAAGCTCATTTAGGCCATAAAAAATAGCCATAATCAACGCAATAGCAAGCGCCGCTATGACCATACAGTCTGCAATATTAATTTTTTCAATCAATCATGATGCACCTCCTGCGCCAAATCATTCAAACGAAGATGTGCTTGTTTTGCTGACTCCTCCACCCTAGTTAACCTCGTTTCCATGCCCTGCCGCTTCTCTTCTGTTTTTTCGACATATTTACGGGTATCCGCAATAAGGTTACGTAAATCATCAATAGACGCTTGCAACGGCTTAATAACCCCATAATTAAATGCTACCCCGCAAACCGTCAGCAGGGCCGTCACGGGACCAATGATTGCTGTCCATTCCATTTTTAAGCCTCCTTAGTATGTGTTGTGGTTTCAGTTGCAGTAGTTTCTTCTTGTGCTGCAGCTTGCATAATTTTTGCCCGAATTGATTCCGGGCATTTTTCATTGGTACAATATCCGGCATCATCCAATTTTTTACCGCAAAATTTACATCTAGCCATTATTTATCGCCTCCAGTTCTGCCGTATAGGCCGCCATTAACGCTGTGTATTCCGTTTGTAATTCCGTTACGGTTGCTGTATCCCCGGCCAATGTGGCCGTAGCCAACGCATCTTTTAGTTCTGTAATCTGCGGCTCATACTTAGCAGCCACCACGTCCGCCTGTGATGCCTTTTTTTCTGCTGCTGTGGGCTCCGGTGCCACGTACTCAATTGGTTTCCCAGTTGTCATATCCCGCACATATCCGGCAAGATATTGATTGTAAATATTCGCTGTCACAATCTCAACGATTGCGGCACTTGGAAACTTACTTTTGACATTAGTCACTATATCTGCCGCTTTTCCGTCATCCGAGCCGAAAGAAGATATATCGCATCCTATGCGCTTCCCGGTGCTGTCAAACGCACATACATAATAGTTAACGTTACTTGCAAAACTCATATCGTCATCTCCTGTATAATTAAAATAAAAAAGGTATGTGAATATAGTATTTTGTTACCTACATTCCGAATGCAATATAATAAAATACATACCCATTACTGTTTGTGTTTATTGTAAATCCAGTTTCATTCGGCTTTACGATAGTGGCGGTTTTAAAATCTGATAATGTATCTGCTTTATGACTTTCTACAATTGACAGAAGAACATTAAAAACTATTGGGAAAGTAACTGCTAGATTATTTCCAGAACAATAGTGAAATCCCCACTGTATAATTAGTCCTCCAAATAAATCGCCAAATTTGATATACCCATTTTGCGCAATATTGTACTGCACTCCGGTAGCATCAAAAATAAGTTTCACCAACTTGGCCATTAAACTATCAGTGGTAAGACTGCTAATCGTACTAGACAGCACATTACTAGCCAAATGCGTCAATACCCCTTGTCCAAAGTCTGTTACTTGAGCATGTTCTGTTTCCGGATGCAACGTATCGTAAGCCGAAGTCGTTTTATTCCAACGATGGAAAATTGCTTTTAATACTGACATAATATTTTCTCCTTCCATATAAAAAACAGACCGTATATGGTCTGCTATGATGTTATTTCTATGACATTAATATCGGTACCGTTTGGAGGAGACTCAGTAATATAAACATTTTCCCATGGCACCTCAATCCATACAGTTGCTGACCCTCCTGTAGATTGTACGGAGCAAGTAACATCTGCCTGAAAACTGATATACTTTAAATCATTCCATGCAGCACTTCCATCTCCATATTTTATGGAATTGGTATCCGTTTCTATTCCTAATTCCCCTGCAAGCAAAATAGGATTTTTCACTTTCCAATTGGCAGCTGTATCGCTACGTATTTGAATTCTGCCATTTATGACCTTTTCCATGCAGTCACTCCCTATGCATTACCACAGTTAATAATCAGCGTATCGGTATTATGTAAAATAGTTGCTCCATCAGACAATTCCGTACTCGCCATGGCTTGAAACGCAGCAGTAAACCGTGCCTGTGTCCAATACAGATGATTGCTGCCTTCTGCAATATCATTGGTTGTTATTATTACAACGCCAGTCTTCCCGTTGACACTTTGCACCAAGTCCGTCGGAGTTTTGAGTTGCACCCAATTTGCCAGCGTACTGTATGGTGCTACTTTTAACATATATGTAGTATTGGTATCACTACGAACGCATATATCACCTTGCTGGGCACTCGAAAGTTTAATCATTTCCGCATCAGAAGCTGCAGGAAAAACATCTCCGATGGCCAATGAAGGAATCATACTATCTGCCAGCTTACCGTTACTATCTAATACAGGCACATTTCCTGCAGCAGTCCCTATATTTTTTGCTGCAGCAGTTCCGGCATCACTAATTTTAGATAAAGGTAACGATGGGATATCTCCAGCCATCAAGCTGCTACCACTAGTAATGCGACCTTTGGCGTCCACCGTAACCTTGGGGTATGTTCCTGCCGTAACACCTGTAGCAACCAGAGCTACTGTGATTGCAGCATTAACGGATCCATCAAAAGTGGTCGATCCAGATATATCGCCCCCAAGCGAAATGGTCCGTCCTGTTGATAATTTTCCCGCCGCTGCAACACTTGCAACGCTGGCATTGCCATTACTATCAACTGCTACCGCCCCTATCCCTGATCCAGATTTAATTCCACCCAAAGCACTCGACGTTGCCGGATTTAATGTATATACCAACGTATCTACGCCATCAATCGTAATATATCCGTTCTTGGCATTTGCCTTAATCATAATGCCGCCGTACTGAGTATTATCATTCCACGCTGTCGCTCCATCTCCAAATTTAAAACGACCCGTATCAATTTCAAGTCCAAGTTCACCTTTACCCAGAACAGGATTCTTAGAATTCCAATTGGCTGCCGTATCATTACGTAATAATATTTGTACATTATTTAAAGTTTGTGTCGCCATTTATGCTTTCCCTCCATTAATAACACCAATATCAGAATAATCACTTCCAACGCAAAAGTATTTTCTATTTTCACTATCCCACCGATATGTTTTATTTGAGCCGGTATCTATATAGATAACACCGAATTTTCCGATGTTAGGAAATTCATATAAACTGTCATAACTAAAAAAAGAATCCGCATGTAAACTTGCCAACCATTCGGATTCTGTTCCAATAAAGCCATTTTTTTTAGCTATTGCATAAGCATTGGCACCGGCAGGCCCAATGTCTCCCTTGTCACCTTTATCTCCTTTAGTAATCGCTCCAAGGCTTGAATCAAAACTAGTATTCTCTTCGATATTTCCTGTAATGCTGGCGGTATCATCAGTTAAATTTCCTACCAATTCATTCATTGATATCACCTCGTCACATCTGCAATTAAATTATAATCAAAAGGCCCTTCTGTTCTGATCATTTTATTCCCATCATTATCTGTCCACGATACTTGAACATCATACACATACTTACCTGGTAACAAATTGTTTGTATCTGCAGCATCAATAAATATAGTCCCATTAGAAAATGTTTTCTGATATATATACGTATCATCGTCAACAGACTTCTTTACAGATAATGTTGCAATATAATTAGTAAGCAAAACACCATTTAACTTAGGTGCATATGCCAAAGGCCCCGAATCACCCCGTGTATGATAAATACAATTATTTATAATTTTTAACATATACTTTTTTTACCTCAACTAATAATTTCACACCATAATCCGTTATCAGCCATGGATTCCGGTTTATTGACAGTCGATGTAACTTTTACTGTATCGGAAACAAGCTGTCGGATATCCGCATGTGCTGCAGCGTCTTTGTTATGAGTGCCTATATCCGTGCCGATTTTAGTACGAATGTCTGAATGAGCCTCACCATTCTTATTATGTATACCAATATCCATGCCAATCTTAGTGCGAATATCAGCATGGGCATTTACGTCCTTATTATGACTTTCTATTGCGGTATCAAGGTTAGCATCTGCTTCTTTTTTATATTTATCTACCTCTTCTTTCAACCGTTCATCGTTACTAAGAAGCTGACTTGCCACGGCATTTTCTAAATCATATCGGACAGGATCATTGGCCATACGCTGAGGGAATCCGTCCGTATTGTAATCCAGCGTATTATCAATCCCATCATCCGATCGTGTTTGATTGCCGATGACCTTAGGAAAAAGATTTAACCATTTGCTAAGATAGCTCATTATCCATCACTCCATTCTGTATTACTGGAACCATATGTGTACGTACCATCGAAATTAATATGTCCATTCCAACTATATCCGGTATAAATATTTATACCTAAATGAGCGGGTCTGGACATCAAAATTTGCTTCCGCATTTCCTGCAGCATTCCCACATCTTTACAGGTTGTATATACATTAAAATAATAACGATCATTATGTTCTTCAACATACCCGGAACCATACGTTTGTACAATTTTATTTATGATATCTACAGTACTAGTACGTGCGCCCCGCATTTTTTCAAATAATTTATTGCGCCTGTAATCATAGGTATCATTCATTCCATGCGATAAATCATAGTTCCGTTCCCAATCATCCAGTCCCCACGTTGCACTGCTGACAAACAATTGCTTGGCAATATCAATAATTTCTAACCTACCCTTTTCATGTTCCCATGAAAGCGTTTCCTGAGACAATTTAAATATAGGATCCTTAGCCAGAAAATCTGGCAAATACCGCAAAACGTTAACGGGTGTAGTTCTTAACAATTCAAACGTCATGAGAGTGTCACCGTCCCAAGGGTTGCAATTTCCTCCGATGTCAATGCTATATTATTTGATTCACCATTTATTTTTAAGTTTGAATAGTCGTTAACACCGTTGTCGCTTAGTATGATAGCACCAATTTTAGCAATGGATACATAGCCTGTATCTGACGAATTGATAATATTCTTTTCAATCGTAATAAAATAGTTCTTGATATTTTCTTTAAACGTTGATTCATTTAACGTCCCGTCAATCGTAGCTGATATATTAATCATTTTTGGGGCTGCACTTGTGACTGTGACGGTTGCTCCAATGGGCCGTACTGTTTCAATATAATCAGCAACGCTTTTCACTAACGTATCGCTCGCCTGTTCATAATTATTATTGACAATGACAACCTTGACGGTTCCCGCCCCATTCCATAAAGGAATAACTTTAGCAGAACTCACTCCTGAGACGCTTGTCGCCCATTCTAAATAATGATACTTATTGCCGGACGTTCCCGGCGTCCGTACATGCACTAAGTAACGACTAAGTAAACTACTATCGTTTTCTTCATCATACCCATCGTGCATAGCTTCCTCATTTATAACGCTGTTGATGCCAGGTATAGACATCGGAATAAGTGTAATTTCACCTGCAGAAACATTCCCAGCTTCTCCGGCAATGACTGCCTGTACCGCTATGGTTGCGCTTTCTACAATGGACACTGTTGACAAGGATTTAAATTGAGTACCTGCTTTTGTCGCAAAAATACTACCTGTAGGCAGTGTTCCCGTTCCTTTTACTATAACGTTTCCGATGGAATGTACTGCATCTTTCCGGATAATACCTGATTCAGCTGCTCGCATAGTAAGATAGTCACCCCAGCTCGTATCAGCAAACGCCGCCTTGTATAATTGTTCCAATTCAACTTCTGTTTTCGCAAATTCGATACTATTTGAAGAAAATATATCATACTCAAAGGTTCCTTCAAATTTACTGGCAGCTATCGTACTTTTATTCTGTAATTCTTCCAATATATCTGCCTGTTCTCTAGCACTATACATTGACGTTCACCTCTCCATATACCGTTGTAATATCCACTTCACAAGAAACTTTATCCCCTGTTGTTGTAAATTCAACAGAATCAACACTGGTAATATATGGATTCACCATCAAGCACTCAATAATAATACGTTTGAGCTCACTATATCGCTCCTGTACGCTCATAACTTTTCCAATAAATGGCTTTACTTCAATTCCATATTGCCAACTATATGCAAGGTATTGATACCGTTCCGTCTGCAACGCTTTATAGATCCAGACCTTTACCGCTTCAGCACTATCGACTAAAACATGCTGTCCGTTCCCATCATATAAAAAACAATTTTTTTCAAAATCCCATGCATACTCCTTGCATATTGGTAAATTATTTTCTGTCGCGGCTGTTTCTGTCATACCGGAACTGCTGCCAACGAAAGGGAATTCCTCACTCATAGTTTCACCACCTTATCCTCAATAATATATAATTGAGCGTCTTGCCCATATACCGGAATAACACTCACTCTATCGCCAACCTTTAACGTGTCAGTATAGACGATGGTATCGGTATACTCATTATTTATATCGTGATTATGGCTTTCATATGCCGCATCACCACTACCACCACTCCGGTCCTGCGTTGCACTTACAAGATGACCTTTTGCAGTACGTTCATAACCAATAAGCAAATATTCCGAAATATAAATATCGTCCTTAGTAAGTTCGATATTGTTTACCATCACTTTAATATCAGGCGGCGGAGCTGTTATAATGCCAACCATAATCCCCTGCAGTTGTTCTTCTTGTGCTATGCCATGAATGGAATGTACTATTTTAGCCATAGATTGTGCTGCAGTTGGTATGTTCTTAGAAATCATTCGCTCACCCCCTGCTGGTCTTAATAATTTTAGTTGGTGTCATACCTACATCTGTGTAATCATGGCTATGAACAACGTGGTCTGCACTACTGCTATTGCCGTAATACCCGCCAGAGCCATCATAAATCACAATATGTTCGTCATCCCCATAGACAATACAGTCTCCTTTTTGTAAATTGCTGGTATCAAATGATTCTACAGCAATCCCGCTATCTTGGGCATCACCTACCATTGTCGGTACTTTGACGACACCGGCATTCGCTTCCTGCGCTAAGAATGGGCTGTAATAGCTGCCTACTTTTCCGACTGCTTCCGCACATCCATTACGTCCATTATCCATCGTGACACCACCCCACGCCTTATATCCGGCAGTAAGTCCTTTGCTAACAGACAGCTTTCCCTTCCCGATGCCGTTACTGTCGCTCCATTCTACTTTGTTCATCAGATTTTCAAACTCAATTTCCAGCCGCATAAAGTGCATGCCATTCTCAAAGGTATGCGAATCCGATTTCACCCAAAATTGCCCGGTAAGCTCTGTCTGAATATCTTTGATAGGAATGGAATACGACGATTTTACACGATAATCACCTAACAGATCTAAAGTACCGGTTCTATCCGGCCCCTTCATCATAGCTTTTACTTTTTCTTGAGTATTGGCTTTGGGACTGGACTTATAAACATCCTGTATCATACTGTATTTCTTTATCCAGTCTTCATTTGACTGATACCCGGTTAAATTGCCCTGTTCATCGGTAATCATAACAACATCGACAAGATTTTCGATACTTTCTTTATACTGACTATTTTCAATATTACTGTACTGATCTGCCGTGAAATTTTCGATTAACGTTCCTTTTTGTATTACATCGAGCGTATCACCATTCATGACCAAATGATAAAGTACATCTGGATCATTCGCATTGGCTTTCGCATTATTGATCTGTTTTGCCACATCCGTATAAGCCCGCATAATAATCTGATATCCAGTCTTTTCAGCAGCAATAAAACTAACCTGTTTTCCCGTTTCAATGATGTTTCCTGTTTTTATGCCCATTTCATCACAAATAGCTCGGGTAATCGCTTCCGGCGTCATATTCGTAAATTTACGAGTAGTCTTCGATCGGCAAAGAATAAACAAGTTATCATAGGCCATAACAGTGATATTAGATTCCTGGGTATTCTTTTCAAGACTATACACATTGCCCTGAAATTGCAGATTTTCATCTTCATCATAGCCATACACAGTTTCTCCATTATTAATTACATAATTCGGTAAATTAGGATCCCGTGCATCCTGCACATAGTCAAATATAAGCTTCCGTGCAACCAGCAGCCGCGCACCAGACCACGTAATTTTCTTTACCAGTTTAGAGATATCCGTGCCATTGTGTTTGATAATCAATTTTTAATCACCAACTTGCGGAGCTTACTGATATTATTAATAGCTAAGTCTTTCAAATCATTAGATTGCACAATACGTCTCCAATGTGAATATTGTCCATACGATTTTTTGGCCGCATCCAGTATGTCCGCACCTTTTTGAACCAACGTGGCCGACGTAGCTGCCTGTGTATTATCGGCTCGTTCTTTTAGACCTGTTGTACTATCAACCGCTTTATCATTATTGGCTGCTGGCGTATTTAGATCTTTATATTCGGTAAGGCCTAATGTATAGTAAATATCTTGACTACCATCCTGCTCCCGAAAGTCAAATGTCTGTACGGCCATTGCCATATTTACCGGTGTACCGGTAATAATAACTCGTATAGGAGTCCTAGCTTCTTTCCATTTAATAATCTGCTGCACACAAGCAGAAGGCGCCTTGGTATCTCCTACAACAAAAGGATAATCATGTACTAGTGCCGGGAAAAAGCATTCCATCGTTAACGTCTGCAGCTTTGGCATTCCAAAAATCAGTGCTTCACCAACTTGGGTAATACTTACAATCTTATTCCCTTGTGCCGTCGATACTTTATATGTAGGCGGGGTAACGGGTAATATAAGTTTTTCTGTAGCACTGTTTAAAATAACCTGTCGATAAGCACCACTAGTTCCCCCACTTAAAGCTGCAGATAATATTTCTATGACATTGCTTAATGCTCCTAGCCCCATTAATACCCACCTCCATAGTTCAAATTTGCTTGGTCCATCAATTGAAACAACTGATGTGCCACTTTATCAATATCATCTTCTTCGCGAATTATAAAAGTATTTCCCGTTACAAGTACCCCACCAGTATTACTATTTCTGTATTTCGATACTCGTTTTGCAATAATGCGCTGCGTCGTCGCTGCAGGATAAATACGACTGCCCTGCGGCAGATCCACAATTTCGCCGCCATGTTCGTTGATATGTGTCAGACCGCCCTCAAAATAAGAGGAACCTGTAGCATTCCACTTCATGCCTGGCAAATGAACACCGAATGAAGGAAGTGAAATACCGGATATACCGCTTTTAATGGAATCCCATGCATTGGAAGCCTTTTCCTTCAACGGTCCCCATACATTGGTATCAAACCAACCAACAACATTACTCCAAGAGCTTTCTGCATTTGCGGAAGCGTCCGAAAATGCGCTTCTAATACTATCCATGGCAGATTGTGCCCCAGTTGAAATATCATTCCATGTCGTTTGTATCTGTGTGCTAAATTCTTCTTGTTTAGCGCGTAAATACGCGGTGTTATTATCCCAACCAGCTCGAATATTTTCCGTAATTTCAGCCCAACCGGATTGGAACCGTGGACCGGCATTCACAAAATCCCGTTCCATTTCTCCTATCGCTGTAGACCACTTTTCTTTTATTCCAGAAAAATCAATGTTATCCGCAAAATTTTTCCCTACATTACTACCGCCAATATATCCGGCAGTACCACCAACAAGCCCACCAACAGCACCCCCTACTGCTGTACCAACACCAGGAACGATGGATCCTATAGAAGCACCTGCAGCGGTTCCTAGTTTAGCACCAACTAACATACCACCAACACCACCAATAGCTCCACCAGCAGCCGCTCCTCTTTGGCCTTCTTGAGCAGTGACAATATCATATATGCCGCCAGCAATTGCTAATGGAACAGCAAGCCGTCCCATCCATTTGGTAAAACGAGATAATTTAGACAGTCCGCCATTATTAGGAGTGGTTGTATCTGTTGGAATCGGGCTATTAGGTACCGTCGAAGAATTATTTCCATTTACAATTACCGTCCGAGCATTGATAACCATATCTTTTGTGATACCGGTTGTATCTCCCATGCCACCTGGTATCTTTGTTCCTTGTCCAATTGATGTTACTGCATCTTTCGCTTTTAAAACAAGTTTTGTAATCTTATATAGTCCAAAAGCCAACACGCCGCCAGATAACATCGATCCGATACCATCAAATTGAAGAAATTTATTTTTCAAGTCATTAATACCTTTTCCCGCAAGTTTGAATATATCCGAAAAATCGAAACCATCTTTAATTAATGCTCCTGCATATTGCACAACATCGGTCAATTCTGTAATAAATCCACGTAATCCAAAGCTATTATGACTATCCATCAGAGTATCTTGAAAATTTTCCCAAGCACCAGATAACTGTTCAATATCACCCTTGAGATTATCCATCCGAGTAATGGCAACATCTTTTGCCGTTACCTTCCCCATTTCTTTAAACATTTGTGTAACGCCGCCTGCACCTTCGCGTAGTAGAATCATACCGCCACGAATTGCATCGGATCCAAACATGTCATATAACGTACTCAGTTGTTCTTCCTTGGTCATATCTTTCATACGATTATTTAGAAGACCCGCAATATCGGCCAAAGACTTCATATTTCCTGCTTCATCAAAAAAAGCAGAGGAACCGCTTTCTGTAAGTAAATTTAATTTTTCAAATGCTGCAATTGCTGTTTTTCCTTTCGGTACAAGGTTAGACAGCATAGTTTTTAAAGATGTGCCGGCATCAGATCCTTTGAGTCCATTTTGTGCAAATACGGCAAGGGCAGTGTTTGTATCATCAAAACTCATACCCGCACCAGCGGCTACAGCAGAACATGCCGCCAAAGAATATTTTAATTCTCCTACACTCGTTGCACTGGCATTGGCAGCTCCGGCAAGAGTATCTGCAGCATGTGTTGCGTCATCTACTTTAAATGCATTCATGGCCGTACTCATAATTTCAGCCGCGTCCGGTAATGCAATATCTCCGGCAACGGCCAAGTTTAATGCCGCTTCTGAAGCATCCCCCAATACATCTTTGACATCTACGCCAGCCTTCAGTAATTCAGCCATACCTTTGGCTACTTCTGTATTGCCGAACACGGTAGCCTGACCTAATTCCATGGCCTTTTCTTTTACTTGATCCATGGCAGTCGCATCTAACCCGGTAAGAGCTTTAATTTCGGATAACTGTGCCTCAAAATCCATATAGGTCTTAATCGTATCATAAATTCCATACCCAATGCCGGCTGCTCCCGCCATCTGCAGACTGGTACCCATTAACATACCACCTGCCATATTAGACATGCCATTTGACAACTTGCCACCCACACCACCGTCTTTAGATAGGTTATTTTTAACATTAACCATAGCTGTATAGGTTTTACCTTTGAATTGATTTAATTCTTCCTGCACTAGCTTGATTTTAGAGGTAGCCTCGTCCTTAGCTTCCAATCGAGTAGTATAGGTTCCTTTGATACCAGATAAAGATTTTTTAGCCGCGTCTATACCAGATGTTAGTACTTTTGCAGACGCACCCGCTTTTTCAAAAGATGTAGCGGCAGACTGCAGACTGGAAGGTACCCCCTGTGCTGATTCTTTTAAATTCTTTAATCCTTTTCGTGCCTCGTTTACCGTACCGGTTAACTTATCTTTCAGTTCCAAGGTGGCACTAAGTACATATCCGTTCATGACTGCCTCCTTCCTGTCGCAATCCACGCCGCCATATCATATTGTCGTTTAAGTTCCAATTCCATTGCTGCATGACAGAATAGTTTTTCTGTCTCAGATAAGGAAAAAAAATAATGTAATGGATGCCCGCGGAGAACCAAAAAAGCGGCCGTAGCCGCTTCCCAGTTCTCGTTAATTAGTTTTTTACTTCTTCATGTACTGCAGTTTTAATATCTTTGCCATAGCCGGCACATTCCATGATTTTCTTAGAAATACCCACAACTTCACCTGGATCAAACAACGCGTCCACGATATCTGTCGGTTCCGTACATCCATAAGTCTGCTGCAAAGACGTATCCTTAAGATTTGGTGCGGTTACTAAATTTAAAATCATATATTTATCACTTTCACCGGATTCTTCTAACTTAGACGCTTCCAACACAAAAGACCGTGTTGGCTTTTTAACAGTAATCGTTCCAATAGAAGTGTCTAAATCATACGTTTCTTGTTTCTGTGCTTGAATCTGATCTTTCTTATTAATTAAATCTTGAATACTTACTGCTGCCATATTCTCATTCCTCCTAAATAACTATTACGAAATTGTTTCCATAAACGACGCATCTTCCGGTGTAAACCCGAACGGAAATTCTTTTTCAACCACTTTCCCTTTTTCAAAATTCATAATCGCCAGCTCGTTAAACCAAACATTATCAATACTGCACCGTTCTTTCTGTTTATCCACTGCATCGGGATCATCAATCAATCCCACAAATGTTGCCCGTGGATCCTGTCCAGACTTCCAAGCTTCAAGATAGGCGCTAATATTACGATTGACAACACTTTTAATAGTAATCGTGCCTTCCCCTTTGAGGGATACGATCTTACTGTCAACGCTGTTGCCAATAATAACATCTTCACGGTTAGCCGTTACCTTGCATTCAAATTTTTCAATTTCAAAAAGCAGTTCATTATCCCACCATACTTTGCCGTGGCTTCCATTCCACCGCCGGCGACCACGATAGGTCAAATCTTCTGCAGCTCTTGTCATAGTACCTTACCTCCTTCCTTACATCGAAAAATCAATATTTAAGTTTTCCATTGCATTTACAAATTTCACGGAACCCGCCAAATAAACAGTATCGCCAGTGTTATATTCTCTGATCTGCTGAGCAGTCATGTCATCTACGTTGGCTCCTTTAAGGATGGCATAATTCCGTTGATATGTTTCATTAATATCTACCGAATTGCCTGCATCTTTATCAAGTACATTCCCTTCAATTTCAGAAAAATAAACAAGAATAGCGGCAATAAACAACATTTTATGGTCATAGTCATTAATAACCTTGCCAACGTAGTATTTTTTGAAGGTATCCCGGATATCATCCGTAACTAAGTCAATTCCTTCGATAATTTTAATGTACCGGAAGTCTTCGCCTTTGTCGGTTGTAAAGGTCGTTAAGCTGTTACAAGCTCTAGCAATCTTTACGCCGTCTCCATCCTGTTCATCAAACAATAAAAGCTGCCCTTCATTAATCAAACTGTCTATATCTTCATACACTTCAACGCTTTCAATTTCTGTTAACTTGAAGTAGGTAGCCGATCGATCAAGAGCTAGCCCTGCCAAAATGCCAGCAATTCGGGCGGTATATTGCAAGGCCGTATAAATCTTATACACAGCATTACCACTAGTATCGGTACCTGTCTGCACCTTAATATTATTGGTACAAAAATTGACGACACCTTCATTATCAGCTTCTTGAGCAGCCAAAACTGCCTTAAAGGTCTTTTTCTTGTTCGTTCGCATGGATTTAATCCAGCTAGTAAGTTCTATCTGATCTGCACTCGTCGCCGTAGGGGCACATAACCAATTCCATTTAATACTTACCAACATTTTCAATACATCTGCCTGTGTCTTGGTTGCCGATTCGACAGATGATGCAGGAAGCGTATATAAAAGGATTTTCAGCGGTGTTCCATCCAAACACTTTTCAATTAAGTCTTTTGCATCATCATTGAATGTACCCGGAATATCCGACACATCTGAAATTTTATAGTTATTGATAACATCTGTAGTCTCACACCGCAAAATCATCGCTACAATACCTCTTGCAGAGCGTTTTATTGCAGTGGTACCTTTTGTTCGAAAATTAATCAGGACTTGAGGCAAGCCAAAAATATCTGCTTCATTTGCCATTTACATTCCCTCCTCTTTCAAATCTTTTCCATTAAGTTCAAAACCAAACTGCTGCATGAGTTCATATTGAATACCACCAATTTCTTCTTTGGTGAATGCATCAGCAAAATCAAGATTAAAAATATAATGTAGTATTTCATCAAAAAACGTGATTTCTGCTTCTAAGACGGTAATACACCGGTCTTCTATTTGAAATACTGGTCGGAACAACTCTTCCATACTATCAGCCACATCGTACAGTAAACTACGATCTGCACGGCCATAGGTGTCAAGAGGCGGAATAAACTGTATGTCAATCTGAACAGACCGATCGCTAATCACGGTATCCCACGTTTTAGCCGTAGGCCGCATTTCGACATAAAAATAAGGTGTATCTGATTTTTCTACATTATCAAAATACACCTTATAAGTGGGATATTTAGTTTTCAAAGCTATCGTAATTGCTTTTTTTATAGAACGCAGCATAATCATTTTAACAATCCTTCTAAAATACTTTCAGCATCCTCTGGATAATTCTTTTTCAAAGTATCCATTCCAATATGCAACATTTTTTTACCTTTCACTACTTTTCCCGTCCATTCTCCTTTATGATTTTTGATACGATGCCCATATTCAACATGATTCACATATTCCGTATTATTGTATATCTCAATTTGTCCGGCATGTGCCCTAGTACGATGCCATCCTTCTCGTAACGCACCCGTATCTACCGGTGTATTTTCCTTTGCCTGACCTATCAATAGTTCCGCTTCCTGCGCAAGGAATTGATTCCGTTTAATAGGAAATTCTTTAGCCATATTCGCTAACTTTTTATCTAACTCATCCAACCCATCAAACTCAGCCATTATGCATCCTCCTTCCGCCGTACAGAAATCTCTTGATGATCTGCATAGCAGAATGGTTGTGCTGCATATAACACAAACGTTTGCCCTTGGTGATGTATCGTCATAATATCGTTTGGCAATATTACATAAACTGGATCTATGCAAATTCGTAAATCAGTCCGCAGTTTAAAAGCTCTGTCTTCCTGATTAGATTCTAATTCTTTACCATACTGAGATAATTTACAGGGAATATTGACATACACATCGGTTGGCTTGTATCCATCAGCACCTTCCTCATCAATAGTAGGCATCTGCCTGGTTACCGTAACAGTATCCGTATACATGATGCTGGACAATAAGCTTTTTAAGTATGTATTTTGTATCATGACCATACAACCTTTCGCCATCGATTCAGTTTAGGTTTAATACTATCAAAATCAGCATCACTTAAAAGCCCTGCAGCATTGGCCGCATTTACTGCCCATTCATAGGTAGTATCATTCTGCTGCAACCGTTTGAGCGGCCCCGGCGCTCCTGCTACCGCTTTCACTTCATCATCAATACGCTTGCAAATAAGATCGGCAACGGTATATACCAAACTAGGGGGGAAATCATCACGATGACAATAGTCCAAAATATCTACAACCAACTTTTCAGCAAAAAAGGTAAGATTGGCTGTATCTGTAATTTGCTGGGCCTTCCTGAGCTGTACTTTTTCAGTAATAGCTTGTATGGCTTCATCTCGTGTCATTGTATCATTCCCCTTTTTGCCACTGTTTAAGCGTCATTGTCTGATCTACATAGATAGCATGCCAATCATCATATGCCATATTAGCCGGCACATGAATGTTCTTACCATTTTTATCTCGACCGATACGAGTGCCTTTACTGGTTCCCATTTCATCATTAAAGCTTCCTGATATAGTAGACCGGCAGTTCGGGTGCAACGGCGGCATATTAGTGCCTGACTGTGCATCTTGCACCGGATATACATGTCGATCATGCGCTCGGCATATTTGCGAAGTACGGCGGTCCAAAGTCGCTATGAACGTATAGTATTTCATGCCGGATTCGGCGATACTGTCTATAGCAGCCTTATTTTGTACATAGTTCAATTCCGTTCGGACCAACCGCGTCGCATTATTCTTTCCTACATCCATCCGCTGCATTACTAGTCTTGATATTTTCTGTACACTTTCCCCACGATGAATAGCAGCAACCATTTCGTCTTGCAGCAAACCACCCAGCTTACTTGTATTTTTCCAAACTCTCTCGCTATAATTTTTGCCGCTCCATGGAGTACGTAGTACTTGTTCCACATCATTTGAATCTGCTTTGACCACAGGCTGAATAAGTCTCCACTTTTGACCAATATCATACAATCCATGATAATAATTATCTGTATATGCATCCGTCAAAAAATGATCCATCTGTCCAATTGTAATTCTTCCCAACGCATCTAATTCCACGAGTGTATCACTATACAACTTATCCAATCGAGAAATACGGCTACGCATGGCCAACGTATTTAATTCCTGCAACAGTCCCTTGTCGTTAGTCTTCTTAATCATAGCAATGTACTGTTTCAAACTCATTCGCCATGTACGATATTCCGAACCCTGCAACAGTTTTCTAGCATCAATCATAGTAAGTTTATTATCCTTGGCATACCGGCCATACAGGGCCACTATCTCAGTCTGAATCTTACCCAATGCATCACGGTAGGTCTTGGATAATTCCATTTCAACAGTATTTTGACTCTTTTTGTGCCATGCCAGCTCCCGCTCTTCTGCACGTTGAGCCCAGTATTCTTCACTGTTCATGGTCTACTCCTTACGCGATTTTATGCTTAATAGCAACCATGCGAATTTGCTTAGGCTCGTATACGCGTTTCCAGTTAGTAGCATCTGCCAATTCCGCCCGCGTAGGTGATTCCACATTTTCACGCTTAGCATTCTGCCATGCGATTCCACGAGGATGCATAATAAAACAATGGCGATTATAAAGCATATTTACACCGGCACCTACATCCGGATCACGCCGAGTTTCAGTCTGTACAAAATCAACCGGAGATCCTTCACCAAATGCAACGGCTCCCTGCCCGAAAATATACGTCGTATATACCCCAGAAGTCACAGGACAACCATCATCGACAATAACGCGTCTCCCCTGATATGCCGAAAATTCCACATCCGAAGAATCACGTTCTGTAGTAATAAGGTTTTGCTGTTTGAGGTAGGTTTTAGTTGCCGAATGCATCGCTACGGCCGTCAGCTGATCTTGTGCATCACCTAACAGCTGCAAGGCATTCATGAACGCCAAGGCAGAAATATTAGCAGCTTTCCCTGTACCAGAAGAAATATCAAGTACATGATCTTCCATTGTCGCCGCTGCAAAGACACCAGTTAACAGATTAATAAGTTCTTTCTGGTATTGCCGAGCCCAGTATCTTGATACTAAATCACCAATAGCACGCATCGGATCAGATCCGGCAAGTGCACCAGAAAGGTCTGTTGCCGACCACTTCTGCTGACGCATAATGGTTGTCGATACGTCTTTATTCGATGTAATTTTCTGAAAATCAATTGTTTTCCCTTCGACGATATTTTGTGCCTCACCGGTAAGATCTTCAAAGAAAGGCATATTGTGAGTACGTGCAGCCTCACTCGCAAGTTTTGTAAATTCGGGACTTGTTGTGATAATCCCGGAATTAAAGAGAGCCGAAAGCTCCATGGTACGATTGACTACATACGGATTAAAAAGTTCGGGGACAATAACGTCCACTAGTGTAGTTCCTGGCATATTTCATCACTCCTTTAGATAGTTACTCCCGCTGCCGCGGCCAACGAACGTGCCTGTTCGGGGTTTTCTTTTAATAATTTTCCTTGTTCTGTCAAATTGAATGAATCTTTTGCAAATGGATTTTTTCCTGCACCGCCAGAACCACCTGCTGGATCATACTTAGGCGGCTTACCATCATTTTTGAATAAGAACGGCTTACTTTCTACCAGTGCTTTTAATTGTTCATCTAACCCGGTCACTTTTCCATCTTGGCCAAGGATGAGTTTTTCTTTATCAAACAGTCCAGATACGATATCCACATCCTGCGCTTTATCTGCTATGGCTAATTTAATAGCATTGGTAAACTGCAGTTCCTTCATTTTATTTTCTGCCTCGGTTTTCTGCGCTGCATTGGTCTCCTGAAGCTGTTTAATCTGTTTTTTCAGGGATTCCATATCCCCTTTACTGTTTTTCAGCGTATCCAACTGTTTATCCCGGTCGGCAATTTGTCCGGTAAGCGTTTTCTTTTCTTCATTGACTTCATTAAAACGCGACTTGGTGACATACTCACCGTCCAAATACCCTTTAAGGGCCGTAACGGCTGCCGGCCTCTGATCTTCGACAATTCCTAACTTTTGTGCCACAAATTCTTCAATTGTCATACTATATTCCTCCTAATTTTCCGGTTTTTACCGAGGTTACCTGCCTCGAATAGAAATTTATGTACCTGATGGTGTCGATGTACCGGTACTATATGCGGTATTAGTCAAACAGCATGTTTGGATGATACGAACAATCTCATATTCCGTATGATCGGCAACGGCAGTAATGGGAAAATCCTTATCAAACTGCTTAACATATGCAATCAACCATTTATGCATTCCCCTCACCCCCTTTGTTACCAACTGGTTCATGTAAATCGCCATCATCATAAGAATCCAATTGTGCTTCTTTTTCTTTCTGCTCCTTCTGCAGCTGTTTTTCCTCATCTTCCACATTTTCTACAAAGGGGTGATGTTTTAAGATGGTCTTTTGCGATACAATTCCATCTGATTGAGCACACATTGCCACTAATTCAGCATCATTACGGATACTGGTACGTGTCCACGTTTGAATGATCGTTCCACAGTCCCGTTTATTTACCTTACAAATAGCCCGTATCAGTTCATTGAAGCCAAGGCGGAATTCCGTTTCCATTAATCCTGCTTTGAGTTCTAACAAAGCATATAAAAATTTCATTGCCTCGCCGCTTGTAGCATCCAATCCCTGTTGTTGTGGATCAATGCCCTGTCCCATGTCAAAAATCGCCTTACGTGTAATTTCAAGCATTTTATCTCGAGCTTCCACTGGGATATCAATCGTAAGTGTCGACACGCCACTTTTATCGCCGGCTCCATCACTGTCTGTACAGATAGCTTTATAATATTTGAGATCTTTCAAAAACTTATTCAGCTCACCATTTTCACCGGCACCGCCATAATTTGTCAAAACAAAAATGACCTCCTGTATATCTTCGAGGTCATCCATAAAACCGCTATAAGTTTTGTCGTAGGCATCAATAAGTGCTTTGACACGATCTAAATCACTACTAGGTATAGAATTGTTAAAAAACGGAATAAACGGTACCGTGCCAAAATCATGGTGCATAACGTTATCCGAATCAGACAACCCTGCTTCGTAAAAATCAGTAAAGCAAGGGTAATCCATTAGGCCTGTTATAATTTCATCTGCAGCTCGTTTACGGAAGGCCTGACACTCTGTATCTGTCCAATATTCATATACATCGTAGGTATCACCTGTATCTGCATCAATATCCTTATACACACGAAGTACAGCAAGTAATTTTTGATCTAGTTTTTTTGACCATACCGGGATAATTTGCATGGAAGGTACAACACCGTACTGAAACCCACTTTCCGGATCCATCCAATAATGCAGCCATGCAATTCTTGCGTTACTGGCATTCACACATAATAATTTTGCTTTTTTCGCCCAGCCATCCCCTAACACATTGGCAATAACTTGATTCGTTTCATCGTTTTTCACATCAAAAAGCGGCGGTGTTGTAAACATGTAGGCAGCCTTTTGATCTACAAGCAATTCATAAAAGCTATGAGGGATACGGTTGTCTGCATTCCGTAATGGGTTAGCAACTTCAGAATCTTCACTTCCTGGCTTCTTCTTTGGTTTTCGGAACAAAATATCATTCCGTACCCGATAATACCGTTCTGCAATTTCAGCACTGGAAATAAACTCGGCATGCCCTTCTATATATTGAGTTATTAACTTCTTTGCTGCGTCTAAATTCAACTATATACACCTCATTTCATAATACGGAGACGGCTGCGAGCCATTTCTTTTTCCATGGCATACCGGATATCATCAATAGCATGATTATTTTTGTCCGGATAGGCACTAATAAACTGCCCGTCCTTATTGCGTTCATACTCATAATTGACAAACTCCTTATAGGTATTAGGACAACGCTTCTTATCAATATAAATATGTGCCCGTTCCTGCAGCCATTTCATACCATGCTCCACACTGTCCGGTCCTTTTCTAGCTCCCGTGATATTTAAGCCAAAGCCCCGCATTTCTACGATGCTTTTAGGTTCAGCAGAATCAGCAATGATGCGGCAGGTATTATGTTTCTGTTTGATAATTTCAGCTGCTCGCTTATTTGTTAATTTTTGTTGATATAATTCATCAAATATATACAGATCTTCGTGTTTTGCGTCGTAATGCATCGCATTAAATGCCAACGGATCCACAGCAAAACCAAAATCAAGACCGTAATGCCGTCGGTCAAACTGAGCAATCATTTCATCACTCATACACATGTTTGATACATTTTCAAAGACAGCCCCGCCGGTACCGGTAACCTCACCTAAATATTCATGCTGATATAATGTTTCATTCTTAGCTTTAAGCTTTTCTGCTTCCAGAATAAATTGATCACCAAGCCATGACTTAGGTACATCTAAATAAGTTGAATGGTGTATTAGTCGATCTGGGTCGTCGAAGAGTATTTCTTCATTCACCCAGTTATTTTGACTTTTAGGAGGGTTGTATGTGCAAAACACCCAGTACTCTTCACCACCACGCAATAAAGATTGAAACAGGTTTCGTATTTCTTCCATGCCGCTGAATTGGTCTAATTCTTCCAGCCATACAATACCTACATACCCAAACGGCAGCTTAATGGACTTGACCTTTGTCGGATCATCCACCCCAAAGAAAAGAATTTTTTGGCCGGTTGTTTTATAGGTTATTTCATGCGGTGACGTTTTGAAACGGAAGCGGGCAGCAACACCCAATTGATCGATACCCCACTGTACTTGCGGATATACGCTGTTTTTGATGGTATTGCCTACCTTACGCAATACGACGGCATGACATTGTGGATGCTGCATCAGTAACGTGGGTACTTCTATACCACCGATAAACGAAGATTTTGTACTACCACGGCCACCGGCCAACCAATAAAACGTATGTTTATGCTGTTGTATATCCCAGAACACCGGATCAAAAGCCGGTGAAATAATATCGGCGATATTTACTTCCACAATCAATCACTCTTTCTATCAAATGTAAATGTAACAGCATCTTTATCTGGTGCATCATTTTTAATAGAATCAACTTCTGCCTTTAATTTTTCAATCCGTAATTGCTGTTCTTCATCTGCCTGTCCAGACCGACACAGTTCCTCGTACTGCTTAATCATATTGTTAAGGGTGCCCATAGCACGGGACTGGGCAGTCAAAAAAGCAGCCTGCTTATCCCAAGCAAACTGCAGCTCATATTCTTTTTCCCAGGATTTAATTTTACCGGAACTTTCTTTTTCCCGTTTCAATACCTTCGTCAAATCAGCCTGATCTTTAACGTACATAAGTTTTTGCGCCCGGATGATGGCCGCATATTTGATGCAGATATTCTCCCACAGTACGTCAATAGGTGGTGTATCCTCGATAGCCTGTACTAATTTAGCCGTTTCCGGTGGCAGGTACTTAGCAAACAGCCCGTGCTTTACAGCGTTACTGTTTTGCTTAGGGACGCTGCTTGCATGCCCTACTGAATTCGTATTACGAAAGGGTGCACCCTTTTTCTTTTTGTGTGCACCCTTTTTACGCTGCCAGTTATGCCGTTGTTTCCACGACTTTACGGTATTGATGGATACGCCGTACTTTTCAGCAATTTCTTTGTACTTCATACCGTCCAAATAATCGTTATATGCTTTATCCCGTAGTTCCATTTCACATTGTCACCACCATCCCTTGTTTTGTTTTGAAAATAGCCCGGGAAAAAATCATTTCAATATTCTATTTCGAGTAGACCGCACCACGGGCGCATGATTGATTTCTGTTTCCCGGGTTTTCTTCTGCCGATGCATCTTAATTTCAGACGATATACATCGACCGTTCCGTACGGACATCCGCATGTTAACACACACCTCGCGCCGATTAAACCGGCATCGTACATTGTCACAATCTATCATGGTATCACCTGCTTCTGCGCATAAAAAAGACGCCTACAAAATATAGGCGCCCTGTATATAAATTTTCATGCTACTAGTATACCACATTTTTCTGCTCAAAATCTGCTCAACTTTTACTTAACAAAAATAATTTTTGAATTTGTGTCATCCGCATTTTTTCCGAATATCATAATTGCTAACTTTTCCAACAGTACATTGCTGCGCCGACGGCAACTAGCATAACTAAGATTAACTTCACGGGCTACCTCCTCCCATGAATCCCCTGATACCCATTTTTGCATTAATAAACTTCTGTCCTCCAGGTCCAATGTATTAAGTGAATTCTTTAGTTTATTAAAGGTGGGTTCTATTTCCTCTAACTTTTTATGCAGTTCTGCAATTCGTGCCGGCGCCGATTCTTTGCTAAAGTATAATACTTCCTGCGGACTGATACCCTTACCACTCCCACCACATCCTCCTGCTTCAGATAATACAGAAACTTTCGGGGCTCCTTCCAGTTTCATCGTGTCTTGGATATCCTCTATGGCCACATGGATATTATTGATGTACACCCCAAATTCCTTATATCGCCGCAGATACTGCTTAACGACAATCACATAATCATTATGATACATACTTTTCATCGTCCCTTCATGTTGCGAAAGGGCATAACAAGCCCATATAAAACTTTTGTTACATCGTAAAAAAACAAAGGACCATCTTTTTTAGGATTATTAATTCGCACAATATCTTCCCTTGGATCATATGGAATACGTTTTAGTAATTTATTGGAAACTAACACTTCGCGCCCCGCAATTGAAAAAACAGCAAGTACATTATCCTCTATGTGTTTCACTGTATTCTCATCCTGTAGCACATTGCCTTCCCCCCTATCAGGCTCCGCAAATACTCTTCGGTACATTTCCTCACTCATTTCTGAAAATTCCATACCCCTTAAATTAAAGGGGTTCGGATGTTGGATCCATACCGCCATATATGCGTTTGCCAATACCATTGTACCTTCCCTTTTATATAAATAATGCACTCCGCCAGAAAATTCATCGGGCCTAATAATTATATTCAATGCCGCTTTCCATAGCTTTTCTGTTCGTTTCGTTATCATGTTCTTCACTCTCCTCGTAAATGCGACTTAATTGCTTCCATCAAGGCATCCTGTCCGGTCCGTTTTCGCTGCAGTGCCGCGATGACCTGTTCATCTATGGTGCCGGCAGTAACCAGGTGGTGTATGATGACCGGCTTATCTTGCCCCTGCCGGTACAATCGGGCGTTGGCCTGCTGATATTGTTCCAAGCTCCAAGTCAGGCCATACCACACAATGATGTTGCCCCCTGCCTGCAGGTTCAGGCCATATCCGCAACTAGCCGGATGGGCCACCAGCATTTCTATTTTCCCGGCGTTCCAATCTCGTACGCTGTCTGCCCCGGACAGTTCTACCGCGTTTGGAAACCTAGACTTGATCGTCCACAAGTCGTGCTTGAATGCATAAAACACAAGCACCGGTTTGCCTGGGTTGTCCTCCACAATTTCATACAGTTTATTCAATTTCGCTTTATGGATCTGCACTGTTCCTCCGAAATAACCTCCTACGTATTCCACATTCGGATCTGGATCCTCATACACGCTGCCATTAGCCATCTGTAGTAATTTATTGGACAGCGCGGCGGCATTTAAGGCAGTTATCTCCGCACCATGCAGCTCCAGTGTCATTTCTTTTTTCATACTCTTATAACACTGCTTGGCGGTTTCATCCATCTGCACGCGGATGATGTTATCGATCCGTTCGGGCAGTTTTAAATAATCCTTCGTTTTTAGGCTCATACAGATATCCGACACCCTGTTATATATTTCCTTTTTTGATTTCTCATCCCGGACCAGCCATTCATATACAGCGTATCCATTGCTGCGTCCTGGTTTAAAATAATTTTTCCGGAACTCGCTTAACGTTACGCCCAACCGTTTGCCGGCATCCAGCAGGTACACTTGTGCCCATATATCATGTAAGTTGTTTGGCGCCGGCGTTCCGGTCAATATAACAATCCGTTTAAAGAAAGGCCTTGCCTTGCGAAGTGCTCTAAACCGTTTGGCCTGTGGATTCTTAAAGCTGCTGCTTTCGTCTACTACCAGCATATCGAAGGACGGCCGGAAACGGCATAGCTCCATCAGCCACACAACGGAATCCCGGCTAATTACATAAATATCGGCTTCCTTCCGCAGGGCTTTTTTACGCTGGTCTTCCGTTCCCAATACCGTAGAAAAAGTAAGGCCTCGCAGATTGTCCCATTTCACCGCTTCGTCCTGCCATGTGGCTTCTGCTACTTTTTTCGGCGCCACGATAAGGACCTTACGAATGGAACAGCAGTCATACATTAAGGCATCTATGGCATCTAATACAGTAGACGTTTTGCCAAGTCCCATCTCCCAGAACAGGCCGCAGTCCGGATGCCCTATAATATATTCGATACCTTCTTTTTGATACGCATGTGGTGTAAATATCATAACATCGCCCTTCTATCTATTTTGCATTGGTCATCCAACATATACTGCAACAGTTTGGCCAGCTCTTCCTCGCTATCCACGGTAAAAACTTTCTGATGCAGACGCCGCATACGCCGGATCACAACCTGCTGCAGGGGCCTTGGCTTTTCACCGGGTGCCTTCATTTCTACAAAATACGTTTTGCCCGGCATCATTACAATCCGATCTGGTACACCGTCCTGCCCGGGGCTGGTAAACTTTAATGCCCAGCCACCCAGTCGTTTCACTCCTTGCACTAATTTCTGTTCTAGTTCCTTTTCTAAAATTTTCATACTATCTCCTAATTTTTTATACATATGCGGGTGTTACCAGTGTTACCCATTCAAAGGCCTTCTTATAAGTACGTGTATTAGACACTTTAGAGAATTTCCTCACGCGCGTACACGTGTCTAAAGTTTCATTTTCATATATCTCTATATAGAATTGGTTACATTGGTAACAACAGTTACTAAATTCAGTCCCTATCTAGCTCAAAGGTGTTACCAATTGGTGTTACCAAAAAAAATAATTGGTAACACCTTACTTTCTAATTCTCTACTTTTTGTATAATACTAAATAATTGGTAACATCGTTTTTCCTAATAATTGGTAACACTTGAAAATAATTGGTAACACCAAAAATAATAATTTTATACATTAATTCTAACGTTTTATTCGAATGTAGGCCCTTTGCAGGCCGTAGATATTCCCAAAACGTAATTTCCCACTTCGTTCTTTATATGGCATCCATCCTCGCATTCCCTGCATGATACTGTTGAGTTCTCGGGCAACGGCGTTTGTTAACTGCGGTCGGCTGCCGTTCATGGCTTCGCACCATATCTCCAGGATGCATACCCGTTTTCGTACGACGACGGCATCGGGTGCCCTCTCGTCGTAGTCCTCTAAATAGGCCTTACGGTCATACAAGTCTAAGCTATCCCAGTTTTCCGGCAGTTTCTTATCCAGATAATCCTGTATCAACCCTGCCTTTTCACTGCCTTCTGTATGCGCCTCCTGTAGTTCTGCGGCCGTCTTGGCCACGTCTGCCGGCAGCAGTAAGCTGTCATTTTGTCGATAGGCCTCATACACCTCTGCCCATATCTGGTCTATATCTATCTCCCCGATATCCCGGTCACTTCCCTGCACAAACAGCGGCCAAAACCTTCGGCCACCTGTGCGGTCCTTCAGAAAAATATAATCATTGGTTGTTGCCGCAAATACGCACTGGCGGGGAAATTCTTCCGTACGCCTGCCGTAGGGTGCCCGGAACTTATCCACCTGCCTAGAAATAAACGCTTTAATCTGGTCATTTTCCGCTTTGTTGGCCGCCTGCATTTCAGAGAGCTCAATCATCCAGCTGCCCTGCAGCTGTTCCATGGGATCCTTTCCCTGCAGGCTGACGATAGAATCATTGAACCACTGCCGGCCCAGCTTAGCCAGTACTGTAGACTTGCCAATACCCTGTGGACCGGAGAGAACGATGCAGGGATCAAACTTGATACCCGGATGCAGCACGCGTGCGACAGCGGCCTTTAAGTGTATCAGCGTGACCGTGCGCACGTACGTGTTGTCTTCGGCGCCCAGATAGTCAATATAAAGCGTTTCTGCCCGCTTGACGCCATCCCAGTGCAAGCCTTTTAAATACTCCCGGACCGGATGAAACCGGTTCTGCGCCATGACCTCTGTCAATGCGTCATCGATGACGCCCCGGCCGGTCAGTTTGTAATACTTGGACAGATAGTTCCGGAGACTCGCGTCATCGGCATCACGCCAGATAACTCCTTCCTGGCTGCGGTGCCAGGGCAAATCTTTCTTCAGCAGGATGCGGTGAGAAAAGTCGTCTAAACCGAAACTGTCTTTTAATAGGGGATCGTGCGATAAAATCAAAATGAAGTTTTCGGCCGTCGGCTTAATGGCCGCGTTCTTGCCACGTTCTAAGTGTTTGAGCCAGGACTGGTCCTGCTCTGCGTCCGGAAGGTCCAAGCCGTCATCCGTCATGAGCCCTCTAATCTCGGCCATATCATGTTCTGCCAGTTCTTGTTTCGTGGCTTCGTCATTTCCTGCCAGTTTCATCATGGCCACGTAGGAAGGCCGTTTGTTGATAGGCGTCCGGTCGTCGGTATCGTCATCCAGATGACTGAACGTATGGATCCGCACCAGATCAAACGCATTGCATAATTTTCCGGATGCCGGATCCGTTCCGTGATGGGAATACGCAAATTTATCATCATAGAGCACCAACCCGGCAGACGTGCTGCCCTCGGCATATGTGTATCTGTCTTCATGCCCCGTCGGGAGATATACCTCATTTAAAAATGTTTCAATAGCCTGCGTGATCGTGTACTGTCGGCAGAAAGCCCCGATAAGTCCCGGTTTTTCCGCCGGTTCCCCTTGATGTTTGGCCTCCGTCTGTCGTGCTTTTACTTCCGTAGGACCTACAGGCCACTCTGCCGTGTCATGCCAGTCTTCATACGTAGCCAGTACGTCCGCAGGCGGTATAGGCGGTGCGTCATTATAGGTAAAGATGTACGTGCCATCCTGCGGTGCTGACGGCCAGTACATGAGTCGGTGGACGTCATAGGTAGTAACATCAAACTGACCGATGCCGATAGTATCGGCAATACGCCGGGCAACAGCCGGATACGCTTCCGCCGGTATGGGTTCTGAAAGCGGTATCACAAGCCGCAGCCGTGGAGATTCCGATGTATGGCTGTGGGTAGAATATAAAGCCCAGGCATAATGCCCGACGGCCAAATCTACCAGCAGCAGAAATGTATCCATGTCATCCACATGGTCCGCATCCAGGCAAACCAGCTGGCGGTGTATCACATTCTGCTGCAGCCGGCGGCCGCCTTTCAGTTTGCCGCCGACAAAGCCGCCGACGTCCTTTGCCTTGTCCTTATCCGACTTTTTAAAAGTCCTGTACTCGGCTGCGGTTTCGCCTGTCCGGGCCGGAGTCTCCAGCTTATGCAGAAACTCCGACCACAAAATAGGCTTTGTACGCCAGACCTCCGCAAACCGGTTGGCCCCTGTTGCTATATCAAACTGTAAATCGTACTTCATAGGTTACACCGCTTTCTGCTCCTGTTCCGGCATCTGCAGATCGGAGCAGGGTGTCAAATGATGTTTTTGCACCCATCCGCAGATGATGCTGTTCATCCGTGCGTCGCTGGACGCCAATTTATTCTGCAGCAGCTTGGCCTGTATCAAGGTTCCTTGTCGTACTTCGATGCAGGCCAGTATCGTGTCACCGGTACGTACTCCTACGATGATGCATTGATGCTTCACGGCCCGGTCACCATAGGACTTCACACAATTATGGAGTGCTGCGCTGATGGCATTCAATTGATGTGTACCTTCCGGCGTGTAAAACTCCAGTCCGCTGATTCTGTCCCGCAGTGCCTTCATTTCCCGCGTCTGCGGGATGACCCGGTTCGCATACTTCTGCTTGTCGTGCAGCGCCATAACCGCATCGTGTAAATCCCGGGCGCCAACATGAGGCTGCCGCCAGAACACTTTTTTATTTTTAGGAGTCAGCTGTACATACATGCGTGCTGTATCTTGAAGAGTTTCGCAGTACTTCGTTAAAAGGCGCATTACCGTTTCATCGTTATAGAAGCGGGCAATTCGTCGCAGAAATTTCATGACCTCTTCATTACGCCAAAATCCAGCACCTTCGCACCCATACTCACTATAGTAACGGCCTGCCCCCCTAACAGGTCCAATAGATTGCCCGATACGCAGCAGCATATCAAAATTGGAAGTGATGTGCTGCGCTCTTTGGAATAATATTTCTGAAAAGAGGCCTTTGTCTTTCAGCGCCTTACGCATTGCCTTCTTCTGCGGCAGTGCAAAGGCATCACATACGGCAGAGTAATATTCCTGCCCTTTACTCGTACGTGCTAACACTTCTTTTTCATAGTCCAGCACCTCTGAATCATAATTTTTGAGGACCTCCCATGAATCTCGATCATACTTAGGGGCTGTCGGAGCGGCCAACCGCCAGGCAATGTTTTGTAAAGCATTAAAGAACATACCATACCGGCCCTGCAGCGACGTTCCTACATACATAGAAGGAACATGATATCCCAGCTTTTTACATATTTTTTGTTCGATTGTTTGCCGCCATAACTTAAAAATATCGGTTATCCCTTTGCGTTCGCGAGAAGCTTTTGATTTATATGTCAAATATCGCAACGGTGTTGTTTCCGGCCAATCGGGGTGCGCCACCATATCTACCGTAGTCGTCCCTGCCGATGTTTTGATATACAGGCACTGGTTCTTGATATCCGCCTGCAGGGTACACCGTTGTCTACGCTGCTGCCGGATAAGTCCCAGCGGTTCTTCTCGTGGTGTGCTCTGGACTGCCTGATATTTTATTTCCAGGTTTACCGTGGTCGCCGTCTCCGTTACCCGAAACCACATCTGGAGTGGTATACATTCTTCGCGGTCCGTCTCGTAGAAATACCCCATATAAGCTATTAGCTGAGCTCCGCATTTAGGGCAGTAAAAGTGCTGCCCCTCATCATATGTATGACAGTAGTGATCCTCAAGATGCCACCTACAGCTAAACATATGCCCGCAGTCTACGTGCATCTGTATTGCTGGGTAACTCTCCGTTCCGTCATAATAACTACCCCCTCTATACTGCTGCACCACATCCCACAAAAGGCCTGTTTCCGCGTATCCTAGTATTTTCATACCGACACCCCCTAAAACAGGTCATCCAGATCAGCGGTAATGTCTTCCTCTACTGCCGGTTCTTCCACTGGGGGCTTAGCGGTTCTGTGGTGAGACCGTTTTTTTGGTTTATCTTCGGTTGCAGGTTTCGCTTCATCTGCAGTAGTTTTTTCATCCACAGGTGGTGTAGTCGGTTCTGCTGTTGCCTCTTCTGCTTTTTTTGCTTCCTTCTGCTGCTTCAGAATCTCTGCGGCCAACCGGCAGGAAACAATCGCGCCATTGCAGTAATCTACTCCCGTCTTGATATCCGACAGCCGAATTTCATCTGTTGTATTTACAATTTCTTGTTCCAATAAATTCTTGATTGATTGTGCCATTTCTCGTTGTTTGTTGAGCGTATATTCTGTTAATTCCATAGTAATCAACTCCTAATCTTTCATAAAATATTTAATTAAACGATTCTTACAGCTGTTTGAACGCTTATTTTCCCCCGACCCTTTGAGAGGGCAACCGTCGCAATTATGTTGTGTTGCGTAATCGATAATACAAGCAATCGCGCTATTCAGTGCCCACGAATACTTTAATTTAGAATATTTGTAAAAGTTGCTTTCTGAGCGCATAGTTTTTTCTCCCTTAATCTTTCATATAATAGTTAGTTTCAAATCCGTCGGCATTCAGTACGAGTCCTTCATTCCAGGAAACATTCTGTGTCATGATAGCAATGGCTTCTTTCAGACTTCCCTGCCCTTCCGGCATTTCACAAATCACTTCATCGTGCACATGCGCCACTATTTTATAACCCGCCTTATCCAGGCGTATCATAGCAATTGCCAAACAATCTCTGGCCACGGCCTGCACAATGTTTTCCACTAACTTACCGCCATAGGTTTCAAGGCGCCCCCATTTACGGCTTGTCTGTTCCATCCCCATATACTCAATGGATTCTCCACCGAATCGATTCGTACCGATCCGCGGATGGATGTACACCAGATGCCGACCGCTGGGCAATTCAATAAATAAGGCGCCTTTTGCAACCCGGAATATAAGGCCGCCCTGCTTAATGCGCTGTGGTTTACGGGTACGAATAGCATTTTTAGCGGCTCTGTCGGCAGCGCCCCAAAACTGAATAATTTTAGGCGATGCCGCACGCCATTTTTCTACGATATCCGGCAGTTCTTCTTCGGACAGTCCCTTTTCCAGTGCCCCCATGATAACAAGAGCATGCGGTCCACCGCCGTAACCTAAGGCCAGTTCGGCGACCTTTCCTTTCTGTCGCAAATCTCCGTTGATGCCGTGCTTCACGACAGGAACGTGAAACATGGAAGAAGCAGATGCACAATAAATGTCACCGCCTTCGGCAAATACGTTCATGCGCCATGTTTCTCCGGCAAGCCACGCAATGACACGGGCTTCGATCGCCGAGAAGTCGGCAATGATAAACCGTTTTCCTTCCGGTGCTACGAGTGCGGTACGTACGAGCTGGGATAATACATCGGGTACGTTATCATACAGCATTTCCATGACGTCGAGATCACCATCTTTTACGAGATTCCGCGCCGTATCCAAGTCCGGCATGCTGTTTCGTGGCAGGTTCTGCAGCTGGATGATGCGCCCAGCCCAGCGTCCGGAACGCGCTGCCCCATAAAACTGGAGCATGCCCCGGCACCGGCCGTCTTTGGCCATGGATCCTGCCATGGCTTCATATTTCTTGATACTGGTCTTTCCTAATAACTGCCGAATTTCCAGGATACGCCGCACATTCACCGGTAAGTCTGTTTCTGCCAAAAGTTCCTGCACGGCTTTCTTATCCATGCATTCCAACGGACGTCCTACTTGCTCTTCCATCCATTCTTTTAGCTGCATGACACTGTTCGGATTGGAAAGCCCCGTAATCTCCGTAGCTTCCTCCATCAGCGTGTCATGATGTATCACGTTCATAATGACTGCATTATTTACCAACGTTTGATCCACGGCAATACCTGCAGCGTTTATTTTCTGATCCAGGCACCACACCTGATGTTCGGTATCCGGCGGCCGCAAGGCTAACAGCTTTCTCCGGATTGCCTTTTCCACCACGACGTCCTGCCGGTTATACTCTATGTACTCGACCCATTTGTCCGGGGCATCTGCCGGCATATTTCGCGTTCTCCCTCCATTAGCCTTAGTTGGTTTACAGGGCATTGAAAAATATCGGATCAGGGCTTTGCCCCGCGCATCTTTCTGCTTGTCCTCCCCGAAGTGTAATACCTTGGCCACGTTGGCCAAACCCGTAGGCAGGGAATTGTAGCAGGCAAGTACGCTGGAGCATTCCCACTGCGCTGTCTGCAGGGGCGGTAAATTTCTGCGCTGCAAGTACTTGCTTAAACATGTTATTTCAAAGTTGGCATTAAAGGCCGTTTTGATGATATCGATATCGTACAGGCACGTAATTAGGTCATCCGGTAATTCCTGTCGCGTCATATCAATGACCGTGACCGGATCTTCATCAAAACTGTAACCGAACAGCAGGATGGTAAAAGCATCGGAGTCTACATATTTGTAGACTCCGTATTTGATTAGGTTGACGTCGCTGTAGGTTTCTATATCTATTGCGAGCGTTCTCATATTTCTCAGCTCCTAAAATAAATCATCCACGCTGCTGTTTCCGCCGAACGCATCGTCTTCGATATCCTCATCACTGAAATCACTGTCGGTCACCACAGAACCGCTAAGCGGTTCGCCGTCCTTAATTTTTCGCAGGCCCTGCAATCCGCATCCGATGCCTTTATTGCCAGAGGCTGCATACGGATAAAATGTAATAACCGCTTGGCAGTAGCATCCGCTATATACCTCCGACTTATCGAGAATTTCGTTTCTGTCACGGTCTACAATTTTAGGGGCCCTGTCTTCGTTGGCATTCGCATTGATAAAATAGCAGTCTTCGTAATTCGGATCACCTGGGCGATCCGTATCGCCGTCCCGGATCGGCATATGCAGTTCTTTTACAACTTTTCCCCATTTTTCTTTAGAGGCAGAATCGTTTTTAACCTGCTTCAGCGCTTCGCTGATTTTAGCCAGTGTCTTCTTATCATCTTTACGGATAAGAAGCGAACAACTATATTTCATGGTTCCGGACGGCGTTTCTTTTGGCGCCCAAATATTTGCATAACTGATTCGTACTACTCCTGTAGAAATCTTAACTGTCATAATGTTTTATCTCCTTTTTGAATAAAATCTTCTAATAACGTATCATCAAAATCGTCGGCAACATCCTGTAACGGCATCGGTTCCCGCCGATCCGTTTCTGAAACCAGCGTTGGCTTGCCTTCCGGTTTTTCAATGAATTCCTTTAATAGTTCGCTGAAATGCTTCTTCCCGCATAATTTTTCTAATTCCGTAATGGTTTTGAGCTCGCGGGGTTTATATACGGTATCGTGTTCATACCCATTCAGCTGCAGGATCGATGCCGCTTTGTCTTCATCGGTAATCTTGCGCCGACTGATACCTTCTACCACTTTCAGCCCCGGCCAGGTGGTACCGGAAAGAGCCTCGGAGAGTGCATAATCCTCGATATCCTTCAACCAAGATTTTATTTCCTTGGCCTTTAAGATAATATCTGAAATTTCCCAGTCTTCCAGCTCCGCACCGGGTGCAAAGTCTTTTTTAACAGAAGACAGCATATAATCTGCCAACGCCCGGCACGTAGTGCGGCACCGGCAAAACCGGCAATGCACTCCCGCTACCGGGGCGCCCTTACCATCCCACGCCTGTTGCGCAATGGGGCGGATCTGTGTACCCCAGGCAAGCAGTTCCGCAATAGATATTTCATCCGTAGAAACGCTGTCCAGCCGCGGCTGCACGATCGTCATTTTAACATTGTCGTAACCGTAGCAGATACCGAACGCATTATGCGCCCCGAGTGCGTAGAACCGCATCTGCGTATTTCCTACGGCAGAAACAGGTACCCCTTTTCCATATTTCAGATCCACAATTTCTATATAGTGGTCTGATACGATCACCGTATCGCCCGTCCCAAATCCTTCAGGAGCCCAGGGTGAATAGTCCAGGTGGTATTCGATATGTACTTCGGCATCCGGTGAAACAGTCCGCGCTTCATTGATTTTTTCGATGACAATATCTACATAGCGCCTTACGGCTTCCATCATTTCACCGTCTGTATCATGGGCGTCCATTGCTAACGTACCCTCATCCAAATATCCAGTAGCAACATACTCCTTCAGCCATTGCTCCGCCAAGGCATGCGCCCGGGTACCTTCTTCCGCATATGGGCTTGTCGTATCAGTGAGCTTTTCCTCCATCCGAGCCGAGGGCGTACATACCAGCCATCGACTCGAGCTGGAAGCGGACAACAATGCATGTTCTCCCATTATTCTGCCCCGATTGCTTTCAGGAAATCAGGCATTTGGGACTGCATCATGTGAGATAAGCGATCCAGCTTATTTGCTTTCAGCCACGCATTGGCCGCATCCATCGTTTTGGTTTTATCCTTTTTGAGCAGCGGTGTCATTTTTTTGCGGAGCTCCTGATTTTGTTCGTCCGTAATAACGGCATCCGTTGGTTCTTCTACGGGTACTTCTACCGGTACTGCCTGCGGGGTTTCCGGAGCTTTTGTTTCGACAGGTTTAGTAACTATTTTTTCAGGAACGGCTTTCGTAATCTGTGGTGCTATGGTAATAACATTTGTGTTTTTTTTCTGTAAAAATTCCTTCAGTACTTCGCTAAAAGTGTTCAGCGTGGTAAGCAGTGCCGGTGATTCATCTAGTATTACATGTACATTAATATCCATAATTTATAATCTCCCTTCGAATGTGAAACATTTACAAATTACTTCCTTTTGTGCTATAGTTACCTTGAACTAATAATTTTTTTTGCAGAGCCGTTGACATTGCTGTGTCAACGGCTTTTCCATTGTCTAATATTTTTAAATCTTTGCAGTTAAGTGGTCTTCCTAGAACAACATTAATTTTTAATTGATTGGTATCATCCAATCCGATTTGCATAACACCATCCTTTAAAATTGCTACTAATTCACCTTCTGAAGGGTCATATTTTTCGCCCTCAATTTTCTTATACCGTTCAAGTACCTCTCTTGCAATTAAAATAATATCCATTTACTCACTTTTCACCTCCTCACACAACTTCCCATAAGCCGTATGCCAGCAGGCATCCCATTCCGGCATACACCCCAAACCAAAAAACAATTTCCAGGGCGTCCTTAATTGTTGCGGGTTCGCCATAGTCGGTGGCTTTGCTATAACAAATGGCATTTAGTTCCTGCCTCTTTTCATAATTGGTGTTGACAAACCACCACGGGGAACCAATAGTGTCTTTTGTGGCATTCATCCCTCATTCACCTCTCGATCAGCCTGCTTCAACATTTCGCCATTGATGACGACTGCCACCTGGGCCATTTTAGACCGCAGTTCCTTAACTTTCTGCTCGGCATTTTCAGCCCGCACAATGGCTTGATGATACTCAAACGGGCTAATCGTATGACGGTCTTTTTCGTCAAGTCCCTCAAGCTCGTAGACTTCTCTCATACGGTACATCACATTAGGTAATCCGTGACGGCGTTTAATCAGCCCCACATGTTCCCTCTCTTCGATAGCTTTTGTTGAGCAGCCCCAACGTTTGGCAAGTTCCTGTTTTGAAATTACTGTTTTTTCTTCCATTTTGTCACCTCACTTTCTAGTATTAAACTTAGTTGTCTGCGGAATAAAAAAGGTATTCCATATCAAAGGCGGGAAAAAAAACTTTTTTAATCTTCATCGCCTCATCAAAATAAAATCTAGATTTTCCCTGTATTTTGTCACTAACAGTGGCAGGGCGAATTTCCAATAGATCAGATATTTGACTTTGGACAATATGCTTATTTGCCATTTCTTTTATTAAATTTTGATACATGTTCACACCCCCTTTCTATACGCTCAAAAATACGATGTATCGTATTACGTGTTTAGTATAACATGATATGCTGTATTGTCAATACGATATACCGTATATATTGTTGTGTTTTATCAAATACTTTTACAATTTACATAAAAATATACGGTATATCGTTGACTTGATACGATATACCGTATATAATAACAGGCAAGAGGTGACTAACAAATGAGTATTAATTTAAGAGACCTGATAGAATCTCAAGGATACACTATAAAATCTTTTGCAAAAGAAATTAACATACCATATACAACATTAATATCCATGTTAAATAAGGGAATAGCCAAATCAAGTGTTGACAATGTAATTAAGGTGGCCACTAAACTAAATATTCGGGTTGAAGATTTAGCAGACGATGCTCAGAATGACTCCCAAGGCTGGTACCACGATCCAGAAATAGCGCAGATAGCTGAGGAATTGCGTACCAATCCTAAAATGCGTATTCTTTTTGACGCTTCTAAGGACTTGAATAAAAAAGATATTGATTTTGCTATCAACATGATCAACGAATTAAAAAAGAAAGAGGGCATTGATGATTGAATATTATTCTTATTTATAAAGCAATGCCTTTGCACATGAAAGCCTTGGTACACCCTAATGTGGACGGTACATATACCATTTTTGTAAACTCTTTGATTGATCATAACAACCAAGTTAAAGCCGTTTTACACGAGGTAAGCCATATTCAATGTGGTGATTTTGACGCCAATGCTCATGCGGATGTATTAGAGCATTTACTACATGGACAAGAGGTTTCAAAATCAGATCTACCAGATATACAATTTTTTGTTGTCGCTTAATGCAAAAGAGATTCGCTACTATAAGTTTCCATTTTTAACGTTTCGGAAAAATATTACTAGGCATGTAAATTAATTTCGGAAAAAGCTAAACTACAAATATTAGGTAGAGTTATCATTTGTTCTATGTATTTGTAATTTATATTAATACTCTTATTTTTAGATAGGGGGGAAAATTAATTATGATTATTTTATTTACTATTTTATTTTTTCTTGCTATTATTTCTTTAATTTTAGGGTTAATGAAACCTTGCTTAATTATTCGATGGGGGACAGATGAAAAGAAAACTAGAGGAAAAGCAGCTTTAATTAGTACTATCGCCATCATTATCTTTGCTATTGGTGCAATTTTCTCTACCAGTTCCACGCAAAAGCTATCCTCATCTGATCCTATGGCCAAAACAGCACAGGAAGAAACAGTACAATGGAATAAGTCCGATCCTGATGCACTAAAAAATGGCAACATAAAACTAGCTATTGGGGAAATAAAAAAGCATAGAGCCCTGGCGCCCATTGCCGAGTCTCAAGATGCAACTGTTGTCTATAAGTCACCATGGAACTACTATGGCAAGGTAATTTCTTTCACAGGCAGGGTAGCTATCGCCGAAAATAACCCACCTGACAATGATCTATCTAAGGCGCTAGGGGGCGAAGCCTGCGAAATTGTCATCGAATCCAGTAAAAATGTAATTATAGACGCTCTGATTGCCGGAAACGTTAATAATACCCAAGTTGGACAACAAATAACTCTATATGGGTATCCTGTGGGTCGAACCGATGTAAAAAACAAAATAGGCGGATCATTCACACATTTGGTAGTTATTGGAAAATTGCAATAGAATACTTTAAAAACAAAAAATCCCGTCACCGGGTGCAACCGGCAACGGGAGAACGCAATCGCACCACCAATCAAAATGGGCTGATTACCTTATTATTATAACATATCAGCCCCTGTTTTTACACATGAAAGGGGTTAATAGAATGCAATTAGAATACACTTTCACATTTCGTGAGAAGGACAACGGAATCCAAGTTATCCTGTCATACAAAGACGCATACGGAAAATGGCATCAAAGGTCTAAGCAGGGGTTCAAAGGGAAAAACCGGAGAGCCTTGGCCAAACTTGCTGGAGATAAATTATTGGAGCAGGTAAAAGAAACGGTGAACGTAGAATCAGAGAACTGCGGTATGCAGCATCTCACGCTCCGTCAACTAAAAGAACTGTTTTTACGTGATCAAAAGAGTAATCTCGAATATAATACACGCTCTACTTATGACCAGGCCATAGATGCTTTTAATACTATCTCCGACAGGGAAATAGTAAAAATCACGTATGCTGATATTGTCGACTGTCTTAATAATCTATCTTGCCGGGCAAGCACAAAACAGTTATATATGATAAAAATAAAAAGATTATTTCGGTATGCTATATCCCCATACAAAATCCTCATGCATAACCCCGCTACCGACATCATTGTTCCTAAGGACAAGGAAAATAAAAAGCTTCACGCTCTTAGCCAAAGTGAATTTATGGATTTACTAAACAGTCTTCGTAATTCCGACTATGCCGCTTATGTTGTAGTGGCCATTGCAGGATACGCAGGATTGCGCTATGGCGAAATAGCTGGCCTCACGTGGGATGCAGTGGATGTAAAAAGAAAGACAATAACAGTTTGTCAGCAATATGGAGCCATAGATAAAAATATCTATGGCCTTAAACCGACAAAAAATACAAATGGAAATCGAGAAATACCTATCCCCGATGCACTTGTAACACTATTAAAAGAATATCGCTGTACGGTTCCTTTGAACATTGATAAACGAATATTTAAGGGGGTAAATCCGGTCCGAATAAATAGACAGATACATATCTCGCGCCCGGATATCAGTATTCACAACTTACGGCATACTTACGCCACGCTCCTACTGGCAAACGGCGTCGACATACGCACCGTGGCTGCCCTTTTAGGAGATAAGACTGAAACAGTGTTAAAAACATACGTCCACTATACAGACGAGATGCGAGAAAAAGCCAAAGAAGATATAAACAAAATTTTTTGCATCTAA